GTAATTACCAAACCCGGAACGTTCCGGCTCAGTCGTCGTAATCGACTCACGCAAACGGTTAGTAACATTCGCCGGTGGTTGTCCCGGTGCGGAAGGTGTAGGCGTACCCTCATCATGGTGACCCGAACGAGTCAACACATCCGATTTAACTTTCGCCTCAACAACCATTGCAGACTGACGCAACGCAACTTCAATAGCCTTACCCTGCAAGTCGTCACGAATCCTGTTAAACACGGCCATAAAACGGTCGTCATCTACCCTGACCGAAACCTCCGGCATCGAACGGACTCCTCTTCGACTCAATCTCAGCCGCAACCCCGTCAATGCTTAACAACCAGTCTAACCAAACAGCAGGCGAATCCTGTATATCCTGATACCCAAAACCAAACCTTTTCGCCAACCAGTAATCCCGAACTTCAAGCGGCAACGGGTAACGGGAATCGCTTTCGCCCCCGCCGAAAACATGCGCTATTCGACGGAGGGCACGGTAGGGGACTCAGGATCATTCGCCCCATCCGGTGAAAACGACGGCATCAACTCAGAAACCAACGGTGCCGTAATCTTCAAAATAGCGTCATAATCAGCCGCCGGCAGATCAAGCAAACCATCAATAGTCACCGGAACATCCCACGACCACTCTTTAATCAAAGCAATAGCGACAAGATCATTAAACGCATACAAAGCATTAAACTCTGCCTCATCTACCGTCGTGCCTTCACCTGTCACCTTCTCAGCAACAGCCTGCATCGTCGTCATCTTCGCAATGATAGGACGGCGGGACCGCTCCGAAACCAAACGTGGATCGCGGAGCAGTACCCAACCATCATTAACAATATGCTTACTCATTACCCGTCCCTTTCTCTTTAGACGTAAGTACCGGACGCCTTAGCGTTTTGAAGCGTTACCTTTATAGGTGAATAGCCAGACGACGCACCAATATCCGTCGTATTCGCCTGCGCCTGATAGTTCACATTCAACTCAACATAATCCTTACCGCGTTCAATCTTCGCAACCTTAAACGCGCACTTAGTCATCTGGAAACGAACCTCAGTCAACGACGCACCCGAACCCGCACTGAAGTCCACAACCAAAGACGGCTGCGTGTTATTCAAGTAGTAGTTAAGTTGAGCATCCGACTCCAACACCAGAAGCATGGAACCTTCAACCGTGAGCGGCCCAGCGAACAACTGATACGGGCGTTGCGTTCCATCCACCGTGTGAATCGGAGTAACCGGACGAGTAATGTTCACGTTACCCTCAGACATGATCGCAGTAACAGAACCTGCAAGAGTGACCGAACCTGTCCACGACGGCAACGGAGACACCGTAGAAAACGACGGAGAAGGATTCGCGGAAACAATCGACTGATACCCGAAACCCTTAGCCGAATACGTCAACAGGGCATCCGCAGAAAACTTTGTATCAATGCTCGCAAACTGCACACCCGAAAACAGGCGAGTAGACGACGAACCCAAAGAATAGTAATCCGACAAAGTGTAAGTAGTCGGCTGTGCGCCGTTCGCCTGCGAATTCAACAGTGCCATCGTGTGCGTGTACGGGGCCGCACTCGCAGTAGTAGCAACATCACCCAACACGCCAGCGAACACATAACCCACCGTGTCAGGGAACACGTCACCGGAGAAATCAAACTCAGAATGAATCTTGCCTTGAATCGTGTTGTACTGCTCCACCATCGAACCACGAATACCCTTATCGTCAAGATAAGTAATGTTATCGAATGGTGTGATAGCGGTATACGGAATGAAGTCAGTAGCGGCAACAGCAGTAGGAGAAGCACCCGGCGTAGGGCGTGTCTCCTTAGCGATACCTAGATAAGACCTTGAGCGGGGCAGCGCCATTCGCTACTCACCAACTTTCTCTGTAACGGGCGCAGGGTCGGCCTTGCCCTTATCGGTAACTGCAACAAGTCCCGTCACGTTTGTATCTACCGGCAAGTCTACAACTTGACCGGCTTTAAGTGTAAGACCCAACGTAGGATATACGCGGGACTCAACAGATTGAAACTTTGACATAACTCGAATCCTAACTAGGTAGTGAGAACTTCCGAAACTTCAAAACGCACCGCGCCCCAAATTTCCGACGCACCATCATTTAACACACGCGGTTCACCGTAATAACCGGATAGTTCCCGCTCACCCGCCTCAAAAATAACAGGATAATCGTTAAGCCAGCGGTCGGAACGGAGATGCGTTTTCACCCCGTCAATAACGGAATCGAAAAAGTCCATAGCGGTTTCTGCATGTGTTTCGATGGAATGACAATACACCTGCAACTCAACCGTGTAATGCACCCATTTCTTACCCGATGTTGCACCACCTATAGCGATACGTTCCTCACGTTCCGTCAAAATATGCACCACACCGACCGCACCCGACTTTGTACCCGACGGCTGGCCCTTACGGAAATCACCGCCAGGAATACGCTTAGGGAAAGACGTATAAACCGCGTTCAAACCTGACACGGCAGGCGGATCAAAAAACGTTTGTACCGCTGACCGGACAGTCGCCCTAGACATTAACGAATCCGTCGGTAGGGTTTAAGGATATCAACGGCAGCGTTATAGTCTGCGAGCGCCGACGGATTAGACGTCTGAAACGTTCCCGGCGTCAACTGAGTCATCACAAGAGAAGCGTTACCGCGTGCCTTCAAGATAGCCGACGTGACATAAATACATGCCTGCTTCACGGCAGGAGGCAATGCAGACACGCTAATAGTCGAATTATGCGGATACTTCATACCAGTCACGGGAAGGTTCCCTGACCCCGTAGAAGCCGTGAAAGACGTTCCTACGGTCACATATTCCGTAGTAGACCCGTCATAGATAGTGAACGGCATACCCGGCGCGAAACCCGTCACATCCTTAACCGGCAACGATGTAGCACTCGCAGACACAGAAGCAGTCAACTCCGTATTAGGAAACCCGTTAACGTAAGTGATGGAAACGAACTGCTCCTGAGTCGTCGAATAATTACCCGTGAATTGGATAGCGCCACTAAACGCCGTTGAAATACCCATAATCGGAACAATCACCGACTCCGACTCCAGCCACAGAATCGACGGATCAACACTCGCCATAAGACTAGGAACCGGCCCATACGACAAAGACACCACTTGAGTAATCGGCCAATAACGAGGATGAATCTTCAAGAAACCACGACGATCAATACTCGCCCTCAACGCATCCGTATCCTGAGTGGACGCCAACACTTGACCACAATGCGAATCAATCCACGACGACGCACGCGCAATAACATTAGCCAACTCTTGATCGTTAATAGCAGACGTGCCGCCACCAACCAAATCATCCACATCAATAGCAGTAGGAGCCTGCTTAAACTCCGCAATAGTCAAATACGGAGTAGACGCCTGAGGGCTAATCGTACTAATCGCGTTACTCACGTTGACCATCCTCACAACCACACTTGCCGCACTTACGGAACCAACCCCGCCGGCCACACTCCGGGCAAACAAAACCCCGTCCCGAACTCACCGCCAAATTCACACCCGCCTCATGGAAACCCTGAGACTTCAACGCCGACACATGCTTAGGATTCTCAACACTCATCGTCCCGTCTCTGCCTTGCGTATACGTTCGCGTCCGGCCCGTCTGAGCGCCCTGTATCTCAACCTGCTTCATCGTGTCATTCGGTGCGACAAGCCTAGGCATATCCGTCCAATCATGTAGAGCCGATAGGGGGAATGACCGGGGACGGGACCGATCACTCCCCCTACCAGCGTTTAAGGGTTACGGAAGCGCGATACCCGTAACGGAACCGTTCCACGCCGGAGCGTAAGAAACGAACGTTCCCTGCCAGTAAGACGACATCTGGTACTGGAAGTCAATAACCGGCCAGTTAATACCCATGTAGTCCTGAACATTCACAACCGACCACACGTTAGAAACCTGCGAATCGGGAATGGGCAGAGTGTAGGAAAGAATCGCCGTGTTGCCCTGAGGCATCCACGGATGAACCGTCATCGGAACAACCTTACCCGTAACCTCATTCTGAATAGCGGTAATAACGCTACCAATAACAGCGTTACCAACCTCATCCTGAGCGAGAGTCAAACGGTAGTTGGTGCTAGACGAATTCTTCAACAACTCCGAAAGATTCTTACGGTCAGTACCGTTAAACAGAATCTCGTCAGGGTCAGCCTTAACCGCCGTGTACAGGGCAGCGAAAGCATTCTGGAATTCGACACCGGGAGACACCGCGTTGAAGGAACTGTTAAGTACCTTCGTGTAACCCGAATCGGATCCGGTCACGATAGGCATAATGCCGTCGTAACCGTAAGTGAAAGCGGAAGTATCACCCGCAGCGGGAACCGACACGGCAGTACCCGACGTGGGCAGAGCGCCCGTGATACGGAACACGTTGGAACCCGTGCGACCCGCGTACCACATTGCAGTATCCGCAGGTGCGCCCGAACCCGTACCCACATACACGCGATAGCCAAGAGCGCCAGACACCGCGCCACCCACAGTGACAACCGCAACCGTGCCGGCAGAAGCCGAAACAGAAGCAATAGCCGACGGAGTGGACTGACCGAAATCGCCAGCATCCGCAGTGACCTTAACCCAAATCGTCGTAGTCGCACCGGAGATAGCAGTCTCACCCGTGGCAGGTGCCGCATTAGCGACAGTGACAGCGGTAGGTGAAGCAAGCGCACCGGAGAAGTACGACGTGTTAGCGCCACGGCCCATGAGGAGCATACGCTCTTCCAGCAGCATGGACGAGTACAGAAGTGACTGTGCCGACAATGCACGCACATCTTGGAACCCTTGACCCGCGTACTGTGCGGCGAACGAAACCGAATCGCTCACACCGAACTCGAAATAGGGAACAATCTGATCGTCACCGGCGTACGAAATCTTCGCACCACGGTTAAGGTACAGGGCGTTGCTTGCACCAACCGGGGCAAAATTATTCTGAGTCGTCTCAGAAATACCCGGATGGAACACGCCGACCCCGCCAGTACCCGAACCCGTGATACCCGTGATCCGCTTGTAACGACGACTAGTGCCCATGCCCTTTTCACGGGGCAACTTGTTACGCAGCGGAGTCGGACGCGGAGCAAGATACTTAGCAGGTGCCTCCAGATCAAACGGGACAAGACCCGTACCGATAGGCGAACCCGTAGTAATACCATCACCAATAGTGATGTCCTTGACGATTTCACGGGAAGCAACAACCTGCTGTTGCAGTGACGCGAGAGCATCCGCACCAATCGCCTTAGCCAGAGCCGGATCAGTAGCGGCCTTCTCAAGTGCGGCAAGCGCAGCACCCGGACCCTGAGAAGCACCGGGAATATTCACGTTAGGAGTGAAATCACCACGGTAACCCGCAGTAATAGACTTATTAACGGCGGTATCAAAACCGTCCTTCATAGCGGCAAGAGCCTTCGGATCATCCGTTCCGAACAACTCACTTGCCGGAGGCAGAGTAGTCATTAGTTTAATTTCCTTTAGTTAGAAGTTTCGATTTCATCGGCCATAAGCAGATAGCCCGTGGCGAGTGCATGATCACTAGTAGACGCAGCCTTAGCGCGATACGCGGCAGCAAGAGCAGCCTTCTCATCCACCTGAACAACAGCAGACTTCACGTTAGTACGAGCCGGTCCACGACTGGCAGTTTTCTCCACCTTCGCCAGCCGCTCATCAAATGATTTGATGCTCTTAGCGGTAGCCTCTGTGTCTGCCTTGCCCGATTCTGCCAGTATTGTCTCAATCCGCGCAACCGCCTCCATGAGACTATTAAGCATTCCCATTTCTTCGGAGATGTGTTCCTCAGCGTCATACTCCTCATCTTCCTTACCGGCGACACCCGCAACACCACCCGGACGAGACGACTCCTCACCTTCCGGCTGTGACGACTCCTCACCAACAGGCTGTGAAGATTCCTCCTCCACGGCCATAGCGGTGCCTTCCTCCTCAGCCGTAGTCTCATCACCAACCGACTGCTCCGATGAAACTTCCTCCTCCGACATTTCGGAAGCCTCAACCGCCTTACATTCCTTACACATCTTGTCGGTCAGGTCGTCAGTCTTGCACGCCTTTCCGCACTTAGAACACCGCTCCATTAGCGTGCCTTCCTTCTCAATGAGTGTTTCAACCTGACGAACCGCACCATTAACAGACTTCGCTAGTTCAATAAGACACGACGGATTAGCAGGCCGGTCAACTAGCGACACTTCCACAATCTCCCCGCCAACAATCCGACCACCCGGAGCAGACTTATCGCTAATAATGCGAGGATCACGAATACCAATACTGAAACCCTTAAGCGTCCCCGATTCCACCTTCATAACAGATGTCGGGTCAACAACCCGCGCCGTCACAATATGGCGGGAACCATCCTGTTCCAGTTTCATAGCAACACCGGCAGCAATATTAGAATGCTGCTCTCGAATGTTGCCGTACTCAAACCACGCCGGCATAGCCTGTTCAAGCCACGCAGGATCACACACCTGTTCATCAATATCAAGAGTGTCATCTGTTGCAATGCCGGTCACAAGTAGAGTGCCGTCCGACTGGCGTTCCTTTTTAAGGATGGGCGCGAAAACACTAGCGGTCTGCATCATTCTCCAAATACCAAACGTTAGCCATATCCGCCCCTAGTAACCATAATGCCGCAAGACGGTGGTGACCGTCTACTATCACTAATCTACCGTTCGTGTCGTACACATTGGCAAACGCACGACGTCCCTCTTCAATCGCACCGGGATACTTCACATAGTATTCAACACGGTTAGCGTTCAATAGTTGTTGTGATGCGTATAGGTTTTCTAACATCACTGATTCGATAACGGATTCTGCCCATTGTTCTGGTTCTAGTTTGGGGCGTTCCGCTACGGGCCATGGCACTGCAATGTGTTTGTTATCGACGCGAGGGATACCTGCGAGTCTATCTAACGCATCTTGGATAACGTTACGACTAGCCTTAATGAGCAGTGCGCTAATCGTTTTATCCTGCAACTCTGCTAATTCAATCTCTTCGAGTGGCGGTAAATCATCATCTATCAAATTCGCCGCATACCTTTTAGGCATAGGGATTTCTTCCCCGTCCATAGTCACCGCACGCACATACCCTGAAGTCGGTATTTTTGATTTAATCAAATCCCCATTACGCATAGTTAACGCATAGCCGACAAGCCACGGTTGACCAGTCATTTTTATAAACTCACCAGCCAACCCTAAACGAACACCATCCATTTGTAATATTTCATTAACGATTCCGGCTAGTTTGCCCCGTGCCTTGTTATCCGTTACAACAGCAAGCGATACAACATCTCCCACCCACATGTCATCTTCGTCTAATTCCTGAGCAATAAGCCGATACTTCATAATGCAATCAACATTCCCATAATTGTTTTCTGAAATGACCCATCATCATCCCCATAACTTGTATCGTCTTTAATCCGTGGAAATGCGCCCTGCATACCTGTAGTGAACACTTCAAAACTAGGTGCCCATGTTGGAACAGTCTCGGACCTACTCAAATAATAAATAACGTCGCTTGTTTTTCCATACATCTTCCCGGTATATCGACCGGCAAATCTGTGATCCTTAAATGCCTTTTCCTTACTAGAACCATAAATAGATGTTAATCCCGGTAACTTTCCTGTCGGCTTAACACTCCGGTCGTATAACTCCACCCATTCCAACCTTCGCAAACCATCAATACTTTTTTGCGCTGTATGTCCAACCTCATGCACAAGTGTCGATATACCACGATCACCACGCCCCGACACCGTAATAATCTTTCCGTCTTGATTGTAGCCGCGAGCAGATGAGAAAATTTTAATCTCTGGATAATCACCGCGTATTTCATTAATCCAAGCAGACGGATAATAATCTAACGATGGTTGAATTAAATCAATCAATTCTTGATCTGCACCCCTATACGGCCCGTATCCTCTTGACCCCGTAGCCCGTGCCTCTGCATCGTTCAATGGTCGAAATATATCCGCGCCAGTATCCATAGGCCGCACTTCACTAATAACTTTTACGCGCGTATCCCGCACTATTACTAATTCTTCATCACTCATAACTCTTTCTGGCATATCGCGTAAATGTTGTGGCAACCGTCGTTGTACTTCATCCTCAACAATTTGACCCGCACGTTTAACCGAATCCATATGACCTCGCAACACGTCCCCCGGTTTACCCGTATCCGGGTCAATATCAACAATCCTTCGAGGAACTAACGTTGATTCCCAATCCGGTTCTAATTCTTTCGCTTCCGCAATACGCCGCACAGCAGTATCCCGACGATCAATATTAACTTGATGAGCATCCACCCTGCGCTGTGCAATATTACGATCAACTTCATATTGTGATAACTCTGGATATTCACGATATAAATCTCGCATCAAAGTTGTATCTAGACGTTCCGCTAAACCCGGATTAGCCTTCACATAATCGTCATACCGCTTCTGTGCATCATCTAATTTCTTTTGATCTTTCGGTAATTGTTTTTCTGCTTTAGCCGCTTCCTCTTCAATAACCGACAAATCAGGATAACCAGATTTTGACTGTTCCCACTCGCGTATCAATTCTTCGCGTGACTGAACGCGAATCCCAATATCCGCACGATCCGTAGGCAACTCATCCAATATCGAACCTAAATCAGACTCTTTCGCCCAATCCGGCCAATCCTCACGTTTATAAAACCCATCCGCATCCGGCACCAATTCCGGCATATCTTCATCACTAGCAACAGTCGGTTGTCCTTCAACCTCAGCAGGCTCTGGTAATGGTGGTAACTCCGTATCCGGCAACACCACCGGCACAATCACACACAAACAATTAGGATGGCCCGGCGGCCCATCCGTATCCCCAAACCCCTCATCAATAGGCACCGCACCCATAGACGCATAATCCGCACAAATCTCACACGCATTACCCCACGCCACAGACCAGCGAATAAACCCAATCTCAGCCGCCCTATACGAATCCAAAGACGCCGCCGTAGCCGCACGCCTACCCTCCGTCTGAGCAACCGTCTTAGCCCACGCACGCGACCCCGTAAACTGTTCACGAATCGCCTTAGCCGACGCCTGCACAGAATCACCACGCTCCGCAGACCGCGCCAACACACGCGCAAGATCCCGCAACCGCGTATCACGAATACCCGCCATAGTGATACTCGCCTTATCCAACAACTGCTTCAAACCCGGAACATCCGCATCACCCAACAACACCCGCGCAACCTCAGGATTCCCCGGCTCCCACGACTCCCAATCAACACCAACCGTCGCCGCCTTCAACCCATCCTTAATCTGACCACGGCCAGCAAGCCAACCCAACACCGTAAACTCGTAATACAAATCCTGTAAAATTGTTACGGCAGGTTCGCCAAGAATCTGCAACCGTTGCGCTCGAACAAACGCATCAAAATCAGACGGTTTCTCATTAACCGCCAGAGTCGCTAAACGAATAGGGTTAACGGCTCCAAGAGAATCCGCTAGACGCCCCGTGTAAATCGTCATAAGACGCGCGTCCCTTGCCGCCCCCGGCCAATCCCGTGGGGCTATTTCCTTCAACATACGCGCCCTTCTCACGACTCAAAATACCGTCAACCCATGACTTACCCGCATCACCGCCCCACGCATCCCACGCGACACGCCCCGGCGACGGGAAACCTTTCTCACCCGCGTTAAACCCCTCCGCATTTCTATCACCATCATGCCTACCAAAATAGGCAGCCATACGGCCCACAGTTTCACGCGACACAGTAGCGCCCCGCGCGAGATCAGCCGCACGCTTACGACCCACATCCGTAAACCCCGAACCCGCGTACCCCTCACCAATCCACTCCAACGCACGCTGCGCCGCTTCCTGCACACCCTTAGGTGGAGTAAACCCATCCTCATCCGCCTTATAATTCTTTTTCAACAGTAACGCGAGATCGCGTGCCGCGACAGGATCATGCTTCGCCAGAGCGTTAAGAGACTTTCCGCGTTCCGCGTCCACAAACTCAAACACGAAACCACGCGAACGGGAACCCTTCGCCCACTTACGGAACGCATCCAACTCCAACCGGACAGGATCAACCGCCTGAGTCATATCATCTAACCCCTGCTCATCCTCCGATTCCGGTTCACTAATAACAGTGCCCTGCGCCTGCAACATTTCCTGCACGTCAGCAAGCGGAACAAGATTCGACGCCACCAACGGCATATCCGCCTCAGCAAACGTAAACAAAGCACGGCCCGTTTCCGCACGCGACTCATTCAACGTGATCTGACCCGACGACAACTCAGCCGCACGCCGCTGCGCCTCCGTCAACGTATCTTCATCACTATCCGTCGATAACACAAATGACAGATCACGGGGCATGTTCAAGAAACGATACGACAACTGATTAAGTAAATCGGTCAACCACATAATCACCGGACGCAAACCCGTTATATCAGCGGATTCTCGTTCGCCCTCTTGAACACCCGAACCACCCAAACCGCCCTTAGGTGCGAAACCAATCTGAGTCGGCAACACACCGAAATGAGTACACACCTGCTTCACAAGATACTCGTCAAAGTCCGGCTTATACTTCACATCCAAACCGGGAGTAATGATCGGGTCCATGCCGGCAGGAAGTAACCTAGCGCGACGACGTGACTCACTCTTACCACTCAACTCATCATTAAACACACGCTCATAGGCACGCAACAATTCCGCATTCTCACCAAACGTCGCATCCGTTTTAATCATCATGTCCGGGGTCACACCGTCCGTGAACTCCGTACGCAACCATTGCAACCGTTTCATGTACAAATCCACCATCGGCAGTGAACGTTCCACCGCCGAATAGCCGTAAGGTGTGAACGGTCGTCGTGTGCGTGGCGCGTAAATAAGATCATCCACCGTGAATTCGCCGTCAGCATCCGCACTGGCAGTGAACTCTCCACGGGGGAAACCCCACAAGATTTGTTGAAACGCCGGATGCGGCGGGATCGGACGCGAACCACGATCATCCAACAGAGGCTTGATTGTTGCACCGTCAAGAATCTCCAGGCTATGCAGATTCTCTTCGTCCAAAGTCTTATTCGGGTAAATCGTTAACGCATCAATAACGAGCATTTCTTCTACGGCCATAGCGACCCACTCAGGAAACGACATCCCGTTAATACGGTCGGGCATTTTCCAGAAATCTTTAACCCGTGAAATTTCCGGTGCTAACTGTTCCCGGGCCAGTCGTGCCGCCGACGCCGAACCAATATCCGGCTGTTCCGAAAGAATCCTTTGCACTGCTTCCTGCTGCGGGACAATCTCCCATTCCATACCGGCAACAGCAGACTTCACCGCCTCAATACACTTACGAACAAGATCACTTCCATCCGCTACGTCACGCAACAAACGGAACGGGACAACGCGCTGCTCCGTGATTTGAAGGTTCCACGCAACCGGAAACTCGTAACGCCGAGGTGCTGTCCTACCATCTTCACGCGGTGGATTAATCAGAGCGGGGATAAGTGGCCGGCCCGGAGCGAACGGCACATACGCATCCTCACCACGCCGCTCCATAGGTGTAGCCAGTGCACCCGATGGGGGAACCTGCGCCGCTATCTGTGCCTCTGTCTGAGTCGTCGCACCGGCAGGAAGATTTAAAGCCTTAGCGATTCTATCCCGCACACCCATATTAACCTGCCTTCAACAGTTGCCCACATTGCACGCACGCACCCGCGTCTTTCGTATTCGGATAGCCGCAAGCACACACTACCGCCAAAGACCGCAAATATGCTTGCGCTCCCCCACTCGTCATAAGATCAGTCAAACCATGCACTAATGCGTCTAGACGGTCGGGTGATTTCGGATCATCCGGTGTCCACGATGTTAACTGATTTTCGAGTCTTTCTAAAACCCCCACATGATGTATCCGGCCCTGCTCATACATTGCGCTAATAGGTTCCGCTCTAGTGCGTTTACCTTTCGATGCGTGAACTTCACGGATCGGTAAATGTGGCCGGATCGTGCGTAACGTAGATGCCACCATGTCGCCGCCCTGATTCGTTTCCACCACCACCGCGTCACATTCGTATTCGTCATACGCGGCGATAACAGTTTTCGCCCACTCAATAGGTGTGCCTTTAACGGAACAATCCGCTTCGACATAGCCGTGCCCATCGGCGTCACGGGACGCGACGATAATACCTGTCTCGTCACTGTCGGGATTGTTTGTCGCGGCAGGATCAACCGCAACCACACGGCGAATAATGTTACCGGGGAGAGTGGGGACACGATGTGTTTCGATCAACGCGAGAGTCCACAACGCCCCTTCCACGTCGGTTAATAGTTCACCGTATAGTTCCTGCCGGCCTAGACGTGTCCCCTCATAGCGTGCCTTTAACTCTAGTAGTGCGCTAGGTGCAAGGTTCGCGGCATTATCGAACGTTGACCCGCGTGTTACCACGACTGTCCCGTCGTCCCGTGTTAACAAGTCCTGTAGTGGTTTGCGGGGTTTAGGTGTGGACGTGACGAGTGTTTGCGGATGCTGCCCTAACCGTAAACCGAACTGTAACTGATCCCATGCTTCCTTCATGTACCGGAACGCGGCCCATTCGTCTACCCACGCCCCGTGATGTTGCGGCCCTCGCAGCCGGTCAGGTTCCTCTCCGGAGAATTGTTGAATGATCGAACCGTTACGCAAACGTATTTGACCATTGGAACGGTTATAGGACTGGACAGCGCCGTATCTGTTAAGCACGTTCAAGATGCCGGACTCACCTTCAACGCAAGTATCCCTAGCGTCTGTGAAGGTTGGTGCGACTATCGCCCACCGGGATTTACGGCAAGTGATCGCCTCGTATGCTAGCCATTCTGCTGCTGTGCGTGTTTTACCTGCGCCGCGTCCTGCAAGATAGAGCCATGTTGACCAGTTACCCGCTGGTGGTAACTGTTCCGGTCTGGCTTGGTCGATCTGCCATTTCTTCCGCGCTATCACCATTGCCGCTAACTCTGGCGATAAGGTCTTGGATTTCGCGGTCAAGGTCGGCGTCCCCATTCCATACGGTGATTTCTTGTTGAATTTTCACCGGCATATCTAGGCCTAATAGTTTTGCGCGACGTTCCATGATTTTGATTAATGCGTGTATTGCGGGTGGTTCGCCGTGTAGTACCTGATCCCATATGGCTGCTTGTGCTATGTCTAGTCTGTCTTTTTCTTCGTTGCGTATTTCTTCTACGTCTGAGTAGACGATGCGTTGTAGTGCGCGTTGATATGCGGCGCGTGCGCCGGATGGGTCTGCGTATCCGATTTTTTGCGCTATGAGGTCGAATGTTAGTCCGGCTCTTCGTAGTGCGAGTGCTTGTGTTTCGCGTTCGGCTACGTCGGGATCAGGTAGTGACATGTTTTGATTCTATTACTTTTTTCGTTGGGTAATGGTTTCGTTAATGTCGGTTGTGCGGTAGTAGGTGTTTCGTCCTACTTTTTCGGCTACGGCTAGTTTCTTTTTAAACACTAACTGACGTAGGTTGTTTTGTGTTATTCCGATCATGTCGGCTGCTTGTTTGCTGTTGACGTATTCGGGGTTTGCGTCTAGTTCGCGCATCCGGTCGTGTGGTCGTGGCTTGTCAGGTATTGCGTCTACCACGTTTTCGGTAACGTTCTCGTTAACGGTTTCGGTGGTGGTTTCGTTGGTGGTCCAGGGCCAGTTATCTACCACGGTGCTGATTCCTTTTCTTGACTAATTGACGGTAATGGTTTTGGGCATATGGCGCATGAGTCTGCGCGAACATCCGCGACGGTTTTTGTTACACCGTTTTTCTCGTATGTGGATAGTTTGATTGTTCCAACAACAACAACACGGTCCCCTTTCCTTGCGTGTTCGGCTACAGGTTCGGCATCTTTACCCCACACGCTGACTTTGAACCATGTTTTGTCACCATCTTGCCATTGGTCATTAACTTTCTTACGTTCCGTTACTACGACTGCGAGTGATGTTACGGGGTCGCCTTTAGGTGTGTACCGTAGTTCGGGGTCACGTCCTAGATGACCGTCGATAATGATTGTTGCTTTGTTCATTGTCCGTCCGTTCGATAGATGTACCCGCCGTCATCGGTTAACAACACGGGTATGCCTGACGGTAATATTACAGGAATGTCGGCGGGATTTGCCCACGATGCGACCATGAATCCCCGTTGTGTCGCGGTATGTGGATTAGCGTGTACGGAGTCCGTTCCTAGATTGTGACACGGGTGACATAACGCTAACAGGTTGGTGATGTCGTCTTTGCCGCCACGGCTGCGTAACTTGCGGTGATGTAACGCCCATGATTCTGGTAATGGTTTGCCGCACTTTTCACAGTATCCGTTACATCGTTGGTGGATTAGTTCACGCATATCCACACACCGGGAGTGTCGTACGTTTTTGACGCGCGTAGTTCAATCACTTGCGAGTCGTCCCGGTACAGGATGCCCGTTAAAGCGTCTAAAACGGCCCGTGACAGTTTATCTAGGTCCGGGGCTACTGTCGGTAGGGGTCGGGTCACTGTTCTCTTACGGGCGATTTGAAAGCGTAAAGTCAGGCTAATTGGATCCGTTATAGGATTGGTCGGGAAAGCATGTGCGATAGTGGTACGCCATTGCTTCAACTGTCGGGAACGATTATGAATAACCCTCCCGTTAATGCACATCATTGATCCTTGCGGGACGGGATCACCGGCAACGAAACACTCCACTACTGATCCCGTACATAACGCAAAGCCGAAATAATATCTTGAATTTTTGGTTCGGCTTGATACAACGGTATCCGCGTTGGCACACCCGTTATAACATCAATCAATCTCAGACATTCATTAATCGTATTAACGCAACACTCGTTTAAATCACTCATGTGACTTCTCCTCATTTGCATTTAATGCAACATAAACAATGCGCTTAAAACATTCATCCGCATGACCCCAAAAAGCAACATTGAAAGTACAATTACACGAAAGTTCATCTAATACTTTTAAGCATTTTGCGAGCATGTCGGCTTCGCCCTCTGCATAGACTTCGTTCCAGCCGTCAGCCCAATCATCACAACGACTCATGGCTTCTCCTCAAGCAGGGCACGCAGGGCCGCAATCGCCCACTTGATGCCAGTCTCTGTGTCGCTGTAGACGTAGCCCTTGTCGACGGTGCAGATGTCCACCGCTTTGATACAGCCCTGAATGGTCTGCTCGGTAACGGTGTCGATTAGTTCACAGATGCTGCAATCGTCAGGGTCTTGCTGGGCGGGAATCCCGTGCCACCCGTACCACTGATTACACAACGGGTCATGTGCGGGAACGTATGTATTTGATACGGAATCGCTCATGGCTTCTCCTGTAGGGCACGCAGAGCCGCTACTGCTTCACAAACGTCTGTGAATAATTCCGATGTAAGGATTGCTCCGTTACGTTCAGAAACGGGTAACGATAGATATTCCTGAATCGTTGTCGGCTTTGGTCGATTAAATCGAATGGGTGGAACTGGGGTTACTGTGTGTTGCTTTCTAAACCACATCACTTCTCGCCTTCCTGCAAGGCACGCAGGATTGCTTGCGCCATGGTGTAGGTGCGGCATCGGTCGCAGTCGCATGGGTCTACGTCGAGCATCTGCTCTAGGGCCTCAATGCACTTGGCGAGCATGTCCCGCTGGCCCTGCTCGTAGCCTGCGAAAAGGTCATCACGCTTCATGGCTTCTCCTCCATGGCACGAAGGGCGGCATGAACTTCCTCATAAGCGGTTTCGTAACCGCGTGACCAGGCGCTTTCCGTCGTGATGCGGCCTTCTCCTACTGCCTCGATGCACTTGGCGAGCATTTCCCGCTGACCGTTCAAGTACGCCTGCCGATTCGCCTCACCGATAGCACCCAACTCAATCGCACCGATGATGCCTTCTGAGCGACACGCGAAGTTGTATCCGTGCCACCATGCTGCGTTCATCTCCGCCGACTCGTATGACGGCCACCATTCGGGAACGCTGGGCATCACAACCACCTTCCAGCGACGGCCCACGCCATGACGGCGATGATTGCTCCAACTACTGCACCGTTGATCACGCCTTGCCAGTAGTTCTCCTGCGCCACTTCGCGCTGATAGTCAATGCGGTGAGTGCAGTAATCGGCTGGGTAAGGGCAGCGGTTGTCAGTCATGAAGACTCCTCAAAAGCGTGGAACTGAGTTGGCCCGAAGAATTGAGATACCGGAAACGCGTGTTGGTGCTGGTGATCAGCACGCCACGCGATAGCCGCCTGCTGTTCAATCGTCGTCGTGAAGTCGCTTCCGTTTACCCAGCGGTCGTCATGCGTCTCAAAGGTGGCTCCGCAGGAGCAGGATTCTTTGATCATCACATGTCCTCATAAGTGTTCGGGCAGTTGTCTCTGTGGTCGTCGTATGCGCCGAACAAGTCAGCAAGGTCGGACTCGTAGCCGTAATCCCAATTACAAGCAGCGCAGGCAATCTCCATCACGGCGCCAGACGGCATCCTCAGGACCACGTTCACAGCGTTCTCGATTGCTCGGTAACGCTCGTCCTTACGCACCTTGGCGATGAGGTCGCAATCGCAATGAGAGTGCGGGTTGCCGTCCCATTCACATAGCGGGTCGTGTGTCATGGCTTCTCCTTGTAGAACTGCCGGAACCCTGGCATAGCGGAGCGGTACCCAGCGACAATCCGTGCCGCGTCACTGCCTTTGCCGAACGCTTCCCGCATGTCGTCCTCCAGCGAGAGCAGATCGGTGTAGGCGGCTTCCTCACAGCGGCGCAGCATGTCCTCACGCACCTCACGGATGAGGTTGCAGTCCACGCATTTGCGGGGCAGCGGGTGGTCAGGGTCAGGGCATAGCGGGTCGTGGCTCATAACTCACCCAACAACGTCAAAACAGAATCACGATGAAACTTAACCCGACACGTCACACACGAACCCAACGACCGAATACGCCACGATCCACACCCACGACAACGAAACACATCCGCATCCCTAAACCTCTTCACCGCTGCCCCCTCGCCACAAGCACCGCATCCGACTGCAACACAAACGGCACATGCACATTCTCAAACTCATTCATAGCCACCACAAGCACAGTCGCCGGTTGCATATCCGCCACATGTTGCGCCGCCGACTTCCTGCCGGCAGTCACACCAAACGCGCCACCAATAATGAACACACACACAAACGTGATAATCAAAACAACAATCATTAACGCATCCATGATTACATCCCCACATCCTTAGTCCGGTTACGCAACCGTGCAAAATCACCATCGTTACGCAACCCCGCTGGATTAATCTCACCCAACACGCGCACCAAATCCGCACGACACACACCACACGGAGCAGTCATACCCTCACGCACAGACGGAACCCAACCCTTAAAACACGGGTCCATATGCGTACACAAACAACCCTGCTTCCCGCAATGCGCTTCATCTCCAAGAGCAGGATTCCTGTGCGAACGAAACTCCACCCACGCCATATTCAACACAGCCGGCGTCAACACCGCTTGCGTCGTCCGGTAATGCTGGCGCACAAACTTAGACGCCCACTCAGCAGACATCCCCTCATCCAAAACAAGCATCCACGCCTGCACCGTGTCCGGCTCATTATTAATGCGGTAATCCAAAGTCGAAGCGAACAACAACATTGCCGCAATCTCGTTAGCCTGCACTGATCTGCCCCTGTCCTATGAACGCCTCAAAATTGGCTCGCCTCTGCCCTTGCTTACTATCATCACGCCGCGCAGGTAACGGATCATCTTCCCACCGTCCTTGATTAATCCACGTCGTCGGATGAGCGGTGAACTCATCTGACCTATTCGGATCGTTCGCGTACCGCCTCGCACCATCAATAATAACGGAAGCATCAGCGAAAGTTAACGCTTTAAGGAATGCTTTTTGTGCGGCTTGCTTCCCAACCCTACGCGGATACACAGACCAAAACTCGTTAAAAGAATCGTCACAATTCTTTTTAGTATTTATTCCTTTCCGTTCCTTTCCATTCCTTTCCTTTCCTACCCCGTCGCTGTCGTTAGTAACACCGTCACTAACGCCGTTAGTAACATCGTTATTCACGCGCGAAATAACATCATCACTAACAGATTCACTAGCGCGTTTGCGAGCAACCCACGCCCGTTGACGTTCCCTATTCGCCTCACGCTCACGCTTCACAGACTCACTATCACGGTTGTAATCCGACCAGTCATGGAACAAATAACCGCCGTCAACCGTGACCCATAAACCCGATGCGACTAGTTCATTCGCCGTCGATTCATTGCCTTGAAGGATGGGTAAAATTTGCGCCGAAACAAACCCATCCGTTAAATGCTGGCCGCAATAGGAACCGGCCCTAGTCCATAACGCTACGGCAGAATCACTAAGGGTTATTGATTTCGGAGATGACCAGAAACAATCTGATACGCGGAAATACGTCATGGTGAACTAACCATTAGCGTACATGTATGATTCTTCATGTTGGCTCCCTATCAGCCGACTGTCCCGGTCTTGTCTGTGTGGCGAGACCGGGACTTTTTTGTGCGACTTATCGTATCATCACGTCAGGATAACGAGCGGCTCCACGGGCGTCATATCGTCTACGCGCGAGAATGGCACCCATTGTGTGCCGACACGGTAGGCAGTGAGTGAGACTTGTTCGATGACACCGATGCCGGGGATGGTGTCTCCGATGGTGCGTGATCCGTAGGTGTTCATGGTGTCCCCTTTCGGGTAGTGGGTCGGCCCGTCGCCGTATCCCGGTAAGACATAGTTAAACCCCTTGCGCGGGTATTTGTCAAGTAGAAAATAAAAATATTTTTCCAGCACTTTTGACTTGACTATCTCCCCGGCTAGGGGAGTACACTCTGATTTATGACAACCACAATCGTTCGCGTAGAAAACCACGAAGGCAACGGAGACTGCCAAGAGTGCCAGCGCCACGGACTCAAGTGGGTACTCATCCTGTCCGACGGCTCCCGCGTCGGCGCAGAATGCGCCAAGAAAATCCTAGGTTTCAACGTTAAGCCTGCCGACTACGGCAACCCCATTGCCGGCCTAGCCCTAACCGCAAGCCACACCGAATACGGAACACACTTCACCCTGTACACCAACGACCGTAAAGGCGTGATCACGCGCAACGGATACCCCACAACTTCCGGGCCGGTCGCATGGGTCACAAAAGAATGGCAAACACGATACGCAAATTAACCCCAAATCCCCTACACATGTAGTACCCTTCCCGTGTAGGCACTCTTCTAGGACGGAGAAACAATAATGAACGCCAACCTTTGCATACCACTCGAATGCCCGTACTGCGGCGAATACGACACCTGCTACACAGACTGCGGATGCCCTTCCTGCTGTGACGCATCACCCGAAGAAATCCACGCATGGATTCAACTAGCGCCCGTCATCGTCGCCATTGTTGACCGCGACGGCTCATGGTATTGGGACAGCAAAACTTTCCGCATCTGCGATATTGAAAAGCCTCACGGAAACCCGAAAGACGACTTCGAGGTATCCATCCACAACGGTAGTTTCCTCGTCACGCAAGAAACCATTGTGTGCGAAGCAACATATTTGGAACCCCGCGAATGGGGTTTTGTCGCAGACTTCGTTAGTGACGATCCGCAAGCAATTGCTGATTGGATCATGGCTCAACCCGTGTGGGGTAGTGATGACTAATTGGAGATTGACCCGACGCGGCATGATCGTCGCGCAATGTGCGTTTCTATTTCTGTTCCTCACATTGTGGGGAATCGTCGGATGGATTGAAGGAGGAATGAACTAATGTCTAATGTGACTGTTTTACTCACACGTCAGGAAGTCGCCGACCTGATCGGCGTCACACTCGAAACGATAAAGATGCACCGCAAGAATGGCACCATGCCCGACCCCGACCATGTTTACGGTGTCACACCCTTATGGAAACCTGCCACTATCCGCGCATGGGACAACACCCGGAACAAGCGATACGACAACAGGAAAGGCTAGAACATGAACCGGACGGGAATCACAGCAGAGCAGTACGACATACTGTTAAAACCACTTGCCGCTAGTCGCGTAGCCAACCGGACACAAGCCGGACGATCACTGGCCTACGTTGAAGCATGGGATATTAAAGCGCACCTGATCCGCATTTTCGGTTTCGGCGGCTGGTCGTGGCGCGTGAACGATATCGCGCTCGCGTTTGAAGATATCGAAAGTAAAGACGGCAAGACTCGTTACTCTGTTGGGTATCGGGTCACTGGCGTTTTATCTGTTCCGGCTCTTGGTTGTGAATATGCGGAGGCCGCTGTAGGTTTCTCCACTCTTCCGCAACGCGGGGAAGCGCACGATATGGCGGTTAAGACAGCGGAGTCGGATGCGTTGAAACGGGCCGCGATTAATCTAGGAACACAATTCGGTTTGAGCCTGTATAACAATGGTTCCCGGCATGATGTTGTTGGGCATACGTTGTGCCCACCTGACGGAATAGTGATCGAATCAGAATCATCTAACGTGTTGTCGCGTGATGAGGAAGATGCGCTAGTTGCGGCTGTGTTTGCGGCGAAGAATGAAGATGACCTTAGGACTATTTGGGAAACGTGCGGTGATCTTGACCGGCATTTGTCTACCGGGGAACGTGTACGCGAATTGATCGGTAAGGCTGTTACTTCTATGAGGGAAGATATCCATGACTGAACTAACGCCTATGCAGATAGAACGTCGCCTCATTGATTTAGGTAAGGAACTAGATGACGCGACCGTGTTTCTGACGGATGCAGAGCATGACTATATGAAAGCGAAAGCAGCGTATGAGGTTGCTTCCGCGAAATGGCGCATGACGATACGCGCGAAAGCGTTAGAAAAAGGTGTGAAGATTACGGTTGCGGAAGTGGACGACGAATCATTGCTGCGTTGCCAAGATGAATTGACCGTGCACTATACGACGGAAGCGACAGTTAAAGCGGCACGCGCCAACCTCAACCGGATACGGACACAAATAGATATAGGCCGGTCGCTAGGTACGTCTGTTCGCGCCAGTCTGGAAGCCTTATGAACCGGGATGATTTGTTAGACATTCTTGTCGGTGGTCAAACCGACCGGGATAAGCAAACCGATATTGGCCCGTCGGAGATAGGCGGGTGCGGTCGCCGTGTCTGGTATCGAATCAACAACACACCCACCGTTAATGACACGTTGAAACTAGCGGCAACAATGGGCACCGCGATACACGCCCATATTGAACGACGGTTGAAAATCCTTGACCCATTCAAGCAACGGTATTTAACGGAACTTGAAGTTTCCGCGCATGGTCTGACGGGACATGTGGACTGCTATGACGTGACGACGGGTGAAGTGATCGACTGGAAAACGACAACGAAAAAGAATATGAGCAAAGCACCAACCGATCAACAGAGAACACAAGTACACCTATACGGCTATCTACTAGCACATAATGATTATCCGGTTAACGATGTGACGTTAGTGTTTATTGCGCGTGATGGTCACGAAACCGATGTGAATATTTTTACGGAACCGTATGACGAGAGTGTCGCGTTACAAGGTTTGGATTGGCTTGCGGATATTCGGGAATTAGCGGAACCGCCAGAGCCGGAAAAACACCGGAAATTTTGTGAAGGTTTCTGTCCTTACTATCACTCAACGGAAGGATGTTCCGGGCTATGACTGTTGAAGAATTAACTATGTTCGATCCGCGTCCGGGCCGGCATCGTGTGGATGATTGGACGACGAGTGTTGCCGGCGCGAATAGTGTTGCCTATCGTGCGGGGTCGCAGAAGGCGAAGTTGTTGGAGGCGTTTAAGGATGCCTACCCGGAAGGGTTAACGGACGAGGAAGCGGCTGTACGGGCCGGGATTAGCCTAGGGTCCGAATACTCGAAGCGGTGCGGGGAACTCCGCCAGGATGCGCGTATAGCCGTTTTAGAGGTATTGGGGGAGGTTGTGACCCGTGCGGGGTCGTCCGGGGTACAGCGGATTGTATCCAAATACGTTATATAACGGTTTGGTAACGGATATGGTGAAGGTACTTGCATACCCCTCGCCCGGGGAGTAACGTCTGTCTTGTCAGAAAGACACCAACCGAAAGGAACCACCATGAACGCCACCAGCACAGACGCCGCCATAGCCGACACCATTTGGCAGCAAATCGGCTCAGACACCCGCCTAGCAATCTCCGCACGATCCTTCACCTACGGCAACACCAACGGCGACACGTTCCTAAAATTCCGGTTCGGCAGCAACCACGGACTAGCGAACTACTGCGACATCACCTACCGGCCCGGAACAGATGACTACACCCTGCACGCTTACAAGATTCGACGCAACCTCGCAATCACCACGACCTACCTTTACGAGCGCGTGGACGCCGATTCGCTGCCTTTCTTTCTCCGCCAAATCAACGACGAACTTTTCTACTACTGACGGGATAACGTTAATGCGTATTCAAATAACCCTCACACTAGACATAGACACAGACACCTACGCAGACGAATACGGACTACCCCACACACCTAGAGACATACGGTTAGACGTACAAAACAACGCCCGAAACATCCTCTACAACGCCTTCGACCCATACCTATTAACGTAACTTGTAGGCGTGTGTACCCGCCCAAATCCCATACAACGGGCGAATCCTCCGCGCATACGCCTCACACTCTCTAATAACAGGACAAGTAGCGCACACAGACTTAGCAAACCTTTCTTCAAACTCGTTACGCGGAAACCACAAATCCGGGTCATAACCCCACGAACACGCCGCATCCGACCGCCAATCATCCGGCCTGTCATCTAATCGAACCATGCCGCCAACCACGCAAACAAAAGAATTAACGCCATGAACACGCCAGCGACCCACTCCATACAAATATGGTAACGTGAAACTAATCGGGCCGGTGAGATTCCCGCCCGTCACGCGCCAACGCGTGCATCCCTGTCCCCTAGTGTCTGGACCGCAATGATCGCTTCTATCCTTCTCAGCACTGCACTACTCGCTACACCCGTCAACATTCACACAGAGGAACAAAGAGCAACACAACACCACTCCATGATGGGAATTAAACCCTCCGTCTATCGCGGCATCTGGTATACGCCCCGCCTAGAAGATGAACGCCGCTGCATAATGATGATCGAATCTCACGGTAACTATCGGGCCGCTAACCCCATCTCCAGCGCACGCGGCGCATACCAATTCCTAGACAGCCAATGGCGGCAAGGACTCGTATGGATGTTCCTCGCCGAAACGAAAAAAACGAAAGACGGTTTAGCCGACGAAGCGAAACAACTCCGCGCCATACCGATTAATAAATGGCCCCGCTACTGGCAAGATCGCGCCTTCTACACTGCTGCACGATTCGGTGAAGGACTACACCATTGGGCGCATCCACAATGCTACTAATCCTGTAATTCTTTCACGGCATTAATACACGCAGATACTGCGTTATTCCATTGTGGCATGTCGTAATTCAACTTTGCCACATCCTCTAAACGAAGGATCGCATCCTTTAATGCACGCCGATACGTCTCTTGCTGCAACAGGCTTACATCGAAATCCATTATGACCACTCTAAAAGAGCAGAGCGCCAATCATTCTCACGTTCCATAATCGTGTGATACCGCATCACATTCTCATAGTTAACCCGTGCGTCTTTTTTCCGCGTCCGAAAATCCAACAACGCGGAAACCTCACGCACCCAATCATCAGGCGAATACGCCACCCGACCCACACCAGTACTTTTCAAAAACTCATACTCCGGTAAACCCTGCGCGACAAACGGAATACCCGCCGCCGAATACTCCACACCCTTAAGGAAACTTTTCGCATGATTAAACGGAATATCATTCAACGGAATCAACCCAATATCAAACATAAACAACGACGGGTATTTATCAATCGTCTGCAACGGTGACGTAGTAACACGATCCGTGTCTATACCGACAACCTCAGCGAACGACGGCACAGACGGCTTACCCGGAACCGCTTCCGCATGACCCGAATGATGAAACATCAAATCATTATCATTTAAGAAATCTGGCAACCATGCCGACAGTGTTTCAAGATCACCACCACGCCACGGAATACCACCCACCCAACCAATAACCGGCTTACGTTCCGTCACCTTCCGGCGCGTAAACTCATCCGGCAAAACACCATTACGCACAAGTCGAACATCCGGGTGAATCTTCGAATAATAGTCATAAAGAAACGGGGTAGCGACAGTCAACCTATCCGCAACTTCAATAGCCCTACGGTAATGATCCCGATTAGCGATCCTATTCTCGCTAGGATCAGTCGCCTTATGTGCCAAATTTGATTCGGGAAGATCATCATAAAAATCATCAATATCAATAACGATCTTCTGCCCAATGGCTTGTGCGCGTTTAATCTGCTCCGGTACTTGACGTTGCATCAATAGTTTTAACACTGCAACATCGAAACCAAATTCGGCATGTTTACTATCCACACGAATACCGAAACCCGAACTAGACTCCCACGCCGGCATACCCATATGGGAGACAACACCAACAGCCTGCATAGGTAGAAAACACCTATAGTAAGCGCACCCGCCAGGAAGAGGCGGCACAGTGTGCGGAGTGAAATCCAGAGTGCAAAACGCTACAGATTGAATACCCGTCATTCGGATATTGTACGACCGTACCTATCATCATTCTTGTTTAACGCGGCAAGAATAACCGGCAACCATGCCGCGACAGCAGCCGACCCCACAGCCTTCCAATCCTCCACACCCAAATCGAATAACGGTTTATTGAGCATGAGGAACGCGGTAATAAGACACGCCAACAAAGACTTACCGTAATCCGCAAACATAGACTTCATTACTGCTCCCGCATGTGTTGATTAAACGCGCCCTTAATCTCCGACACTTCACGCGCCAGCGCATCAAACTTCTCATCCTGCCGATCAAACCTTTTATTCAACTTATCCAACATGCTAGAACCACCGTTAGGTTTCTGCTCCCGATACACTGCCGACACTTCACGTCGAATAATCACCACGAAAATAAACAACACAATAGGGCCGATAACGGAAACAATCTGAGCAATATTCGCCCACACGTTTAAGTCACCCACGACAGTTTATCCTTTCAAAATAGAACAAACCGCCCACATCAAACTTACCACGCAATCTCATTAACAGTTACGATCACGCCCGGAATACTAGGCCGCGTAGGACTAATCAAACCCGTCTCTGACAAAATACCCACAGCCGTAGTCTCAACTTCCCACCGGAATCGGAACGACTGACCCGCATTCAAAGCCGCAATATAATTAACACTCGCCAAAATATGGCCGCTAGTAGACCCATGCTTACCGGGAACACTCACCCGCGAATTCGACCACGGCACATCAACAGAATCAACTTGCAACCAAAACTCTCCATCCGAATCCGCTGTATCCGTGTTATAAAACTGAATACTAATCATAATGAAATACACGCCCGTCCTTTGAACAGTAAAAGCATTAGACCCTAAAGTAATAAGGTTCGAATCAGCCAACGTGTTAATGCTCATCGTGTATGCGGTAGTAGCACTAGCCGCCGTTTGAACCGTCGTATCATACGCCTCCGCATACGGGCGTTTCTCTGGCGACTGCTCCAGTTTCCGAATCCGCTTATCCAAATCACCAACAATAGTTTTCAACTCCGGTGGAGTATTCACAACAGGCACAATGTCTCCTACGATGGTGAGATAACTAGATTCCAAGTAATACGCTCCGGGCCGGATTCTCCCGGTTGCACACTAAAAGACTGCACACGCCGATAAGTATCAAACGTGTCAGGGAAACGCGGATCAGTAATCCGAACACGCACATCATCACCCGTCTTAAACGACCCAAGAATCGGATCGTTATACGCCTCCGTCACCATCTGCATATTCACAATCGGATTCACATACGCATTCAAATGCGCCAACGTCATCTGATCCAACAACGACTGACTAGCATAATCAGTTAACGAAACTGACTGTTCAAGTACAGGCCAGCCAGCCGTCAACTGTGCTGTACTCGTCTGAGTCGAAAACAACTTACCCTCACCATTACCCGCACCCACACCAATCATCACCGTCGCAATAGACCCACCCTCCTCCGGGTACGAATACTCCACAACATTCCCCGGAAACTCCAACACCGGAACAGTCGTAGACGACGACGAATAAGCAGTACCACGACGCGGATACGCCAAATCAAGATTCTTCACAACAGAATAATTAGAGTCATACGACACATCAATATTCCAATCAAACCCGTTATTAGCGCGAGACAATTCATACAACGCTTCACTCAACGGTTTCTGATCCCACGAATTATAGGTTTTCGTAACAAGCACACCAGAAGTTAACGACGGCACCACCACGTTAATATTGCCCGACGCGACAGCCTGTATCTGATCTATCAACGCTTTAGCGACCTGCAACTGATCCACACCATTAGCCGCATACGTTGACAAAATACGCCGCTTCTCAAAATACGATTCAAACTCCCGCGCCTGAAACTGGATAGCCTGACCCGTAGACGAATACGACCGGCCCCATACAATACCGCCCCACACAATCGTCCCCGAACGATCCACATACAAAGCAGTACGACCCGGAACAGTGTTCGTTTGAATCGAATACACATCCTCCCGCGAATCAGTTAAAAGAATCTGCCCCGTGAACGAACCCGCCGTATTCAACTCTTTATTAAAATTAACGTTAGTTAACGGCAACTCAGCCAACACACTATTAGTGAGAAGATCAGCAAACAAATACCGATACTCAGTAGTCATCAGTCACCCCGGTGAACGTATGCCCTTCAAGATTCAAATTCACAAACGGATTCAAACTGTAAATCCGCACACCATACTCACGGACAAGTTTCCGTTTCACCGACCGTAAATGACGTTCCCACCGACCCAACCACAACAACGTGTCATTATGAATCAAATCACCCGACTGAGTGTTACCCCGCTCATCCACATACAAAGCATAATTAGTGGCCCCATCAATAAGACCACAATCAGCACCCACAAGAATAATATTCGCGGCACCCATCCATGCTGCTAAATGAATAGATCCATGAATAGACGACGAACCAACAATCAACCCATCATCCAACCACATATCGTTAACATCAAACTCCGCGCCCGTAGCATGATGCCGGTAATACACCACATCATCTAGACGAGGATCAGGCGAACCCGCAAAACCCCTATCACCCTCAGGAGTAACAAACACCCAACCCGGATGATGCAACCGTTGAAAACTAATATTCTCATGATAGTGCGAATGCACATACGTTTTCTCAGCCGTCAACATCAAACCATGCGCGGCAAGATTCGTCGCAACAATAATCTTATTATCAAAGAATCTAGGATCAACGTAAGAAAGAGAAGCACCGGAACCAACCACATACACGTCCCCGCCGTCGTGTATGTTCCTCAAATCCTGTAGGTACATTCCGCACCGCTTCCTCTATGGCACGGTCAGTTTCCTCCCGCGACCACCCAAACAACCTAGACTGCCGTAGAACATTATCCACAACAATGTCTATATTATCGGGCAACCGGCTTACCCTGCTTAAACGAAAATCTACGCTTCGACGCACGATAAGTATTATCCTTGCCGGCGTTAGACAAACCATTCATGCCCTTATCGTATTGACGTATCTGCCACTGCGCCGCCGACGACAACCGATTACCGCCAATATCCTCCGTACCATCCTTACCGCCACCAATAGTCAAACAATGAATATGCGGCGAAAACCCTTGATCCGGTGTCCGATACCAACACGCCGCACCCGCATCCTTCAAAGCGTGCATAAGCCGCACACGCTCCTTACGAGTCAACACACGGGTACTAATATCAACCGCTCCAGCCCCGGCATGTGTGTTACCCGATGCCGCCACAGAAGTAGAAAATGAGCCCTGCGTTGGAGTAATCCGAACACCTGACTTTTTCTCAGCCCACCGCAACATGTCCCTAGTCCGGGCATCCACCGTCACGCCACGCCACGACACCCGCGTATTAGCATTTTGCAGATTCGTACTCATTCCCCCGGACCTTCCACAACAGAAACAGTAATCGTTTCCGTTACTTCCTCGTCCGATGGTTCAAAGTCATCCGGGTATGGTGTGCCATCATCTACAACAACCTCATCATCACTCATTACTTTGTCTCCGATGATGTCTCAACAACAGACTCCACTACAGGACTACGAAACTCATTCGCTTCCTCATCAAACACATCCCCGATCCCCGCATACTTCCCTCTGCGGGAACCCGTGTACGAGGTGTCAACCCAAGTACCCGGCAGACCGATGCTGTTGCAGTACGC